GGGTGTTCCGGGGGTGGTTCCAGGGGTGGTTCCAGGGGTGGTTCCAGGGGTGGTTCCAGGGGTGGTTCCAGGGGTGGTTCCCTCGCCCGTCCCCTTTTTGTAAACCAGAATTCCTATAACGAGTGCAACAAGAAGAAGAGTACACAGAATAATTGGAGTAGTGTCCATTGTAAGAGCTTTATATACTTTACACACCGATTTTTATTTGAAAATAACCTATAAAGTTTTTGATGTTTTGATACGATTTTGATGCTCCCCTATTAATGCATACACACATGCATGACATGCATACATACATGTATGCACATCAAAAAATTGTCGTTACAGGGGGAGAATGATACGAATTTGAATTAAACATGTTTAAGTATGAGTTTAATTTTCTTTGTTTATTTTAGAGCAGTGATGGACGAAGGTGGGGTTTTCAATACGGAAGCTAGTTGTTTGCCGTGCGGGCATCCTTCGTTGAACCAGATCTGCAACGCCGGGACTCCCTATGCATGTGACAAAGCTGATGTGTTTTCCATTGTATCTGGTTCGTACCAGATCGCCTTCGTCCCGTTAAAGACTGACACCTCCAAACCCCAAGCAGGGCTATATGGGTCGCGCTATGCACTTGCTGCTGTACCTATAGACCAGTATCCGAAAGTAGCAAGCGTCGCCTACTCCCTCTTTTATTTCACCCAACCCAGAAGCACGGGGAGTGAGCTTAGGTGCCTGGGAATAGAGTACGAATCTGGTGGTACCATGGCAGGTCTCATGAGAAACATAAAGACCGTCGAAAATGGGTTTGCGCTGGAGTATGTGCGCTCCGGGGTATCCATGGACAAACCAGAGCCCCCGTCGAAGACGTATCCCGATATGAGCCAGATCCGCTTTTCTACCGTCCCCAGTGACGGGATCAACGCTTGTTGTAGAGACGGATACAAAGTTAGTATGACCATCGAAGCACGGGGAGGAACATGGGGGTTGGCAATCGACAAAGGGGCAGAAGACGACAAGATATCGGTCGGTGGTGGTTCCGTGTCGATGACATTGGACCGGGTCATTTTTACCAATGAAATCCTCCCCTCCCCCCTTTCCATAACTGTCCATAAAGGGAAGAAGGATACCTTTGTAACCCGGTTGAAAAAGCCTGCGCCGATAGCAAGCGAGTTGGTATGGGGAGGAGTTTCGATCCCCGACAAAGATTCGAGTAAGAACGATGTCCTCCCGTCACAGTACACCGTTTCCAGGAACTGTTTGCCCATACACAAGGGGTCGGTTGTAAAACCATATATGCTTGCGTATCTGAACTCTGATAACCCGGTGCGAAATTACAATTTTGAACCGATACAGCTCTCGAGGAAGGACGCATGGGCAAAAATATACGACTTCTTGAGGTTGGTGACAGATGGCATAGAGCTTTCCAGGAAGGCCGGTGCTGTATCCCCCTGGTACCAACGCTTACGAGACTACGGACTCCACACAAAACCATTTGAATCCTTCTATTATTCGTTTGTGGGAAATTCAAAGGAGTTGTGGATATTATTGTACATCGCCGGAGACTCGCCCTCTAGATCAGTGGGGAGTCTAGGACCGGTAAAACCGTTGGCGATTGAAGAGAACCCATCACAGTTTACCTACACGATAATGCAACCTGAACAGTTTCTGTTTAGGTTCGACAAGAGTACGGGGGGGGCGGACGATTCATGTTGGTTGCCGGTATACAGAGACTGCGGGACGTCGTTTGGTAACAAAGGCTTTTGCACCGGGCGAGCAAGCTCATCTAATGGGGCGAGGTGCTCTGCCGCGCTCACCAAACTCGACATGCAAACCGAAGGAGGAAAAGACAGCCTTATACAAAAGTATTGTAGCCTGAACCCCACAAGTACGGACTGCGCGTGTCACAGAAGGTACGACGACCCGATGTTCAGCTATCTTATTGAAAAGCACGGGCACCAGGTTGTTACAATGGATTCTTGTTGGTGGAAACCGTGTCTGTCCAGAAACAATAGTATGTTACTGACCAGTAATGATGATGTGGTATGTGACGGCACAAAAGCGTGTTTTAATTTTACTTGGATAGGCGATTCCTCGGATCTGGATCTATCGGGGTTTACACAGATAGCAACTTGTGGGGATTCTGGGAATGACGGAATAGAAGATAATTGGGAACAGGATACAATGGCGGCCACTCTTTCCTTTGTGTCTTATCTGCCATCGGTATTTTTCATTTTCATTATCGTTCTGGTCGTCGCACTTATTTCGTTCGCCAGATACAAAAATAAAATATATGTTGTATAGATGAAAGCAAAGTGAATGTCATCAGATCCAAGCGAAATTCAGTTACGTTGCAAAACGTGCCCTGCATGTAACCCGTGTAACAATGGTAACACACACGTCAGGAGGTGTGACGAAAATGCCAGGTACAGAGTCAGGCACCCCAACGCCGCTTTCAAAGACGGATTCCTTGTCGCTGTTTTCAGAGTCGACAGCAATACAAAAACCACGGTAGTAGATATCATTGTCATGACACAAAGCGAATTCACAGCAAGCGGACTCCCTGTGATCCACTCGATGTTCAGAATAAGGCCCACTCACGGAAATAATGTACACTCGACGGCTGGGATGGCTCTATTGCCAGAAATCGTCGAAAATATGAATGGCCGTCTGCATCGCGGGTTTACGTATTCTGTAAAACTCCCTGATGCCCAAATCAGACACATGGGAGGGAGCGATTGTCAATTCATGTACCAATGGAAGGAAAACCAGAACTGCAGAGGGGGTTGGCATCCAACCCCTAAAAGGGCGGACGGGGGGTGGAATAAGCATTGTGGGTCTTGCTGCTTTGGGGCAAAGTGGGAATGGAGTTGTTTTCAACACCGTTGGGAAAATCGTAAGATCTTTGATTGGTCGTATACCCCTTTTCGACGTGATGCAAAAGGGAGTGAGGCCAACGACATGAAACTAGGCATTGTCCACCTCAAAGACAAAGACCTAAAGACTACTTGTGCAACAACAACAAGTACGGTTAAGTTCACCGTGTCCAGAACAATCACGCACGACAAAAAGGACTACACTGTGTACTTGTCGGCATTTAAGGAGGACATGTCAGAACAAAAAGATATCAGTGTCGACTACAAGTACTATGATTACAGCAAGAATAGAGCGGAAGCTTACAGGTACAAGTACGACAATCTGAATTTCACAAGGATGTTATGGAACGACAGACATTGGAATGGATGGCCCGCCGAGTTGGCGATCGAAAAAATAGACGGTGGTCGTAATTTTGCCCCCCTTGGGTGTGAGACCATTCTCCCGGACGGGTCCATTGGTGGTCTTCAGTATACTAAAAACTCGGTGATTGTATCCGAAAAGTTGCCCAATAAATACCAAATTACGAAGGACAGGGTGCCGATATATAATGGCAAATACCGCTCCCCGTATCTGTTATGTTACAGTAATTTGGTATACCCGTCATTGAATGTCGGAATTGTCGGGAAACCCTCGTGGACACAGATACACAAAAACGCTACGGAATTACTCACCACTATACGATCGGACAAAAGAAAGAATAAAGGATGGAGCACGGAATTGAAGTCGATGGGTGCAACGTCTGATAAATTGGACAAGCTGTGTGTTGTGATCACCGGCAATTCAACAGAGATGTGGGCATTAGCGTATATCGCATCTAATGGGGTCGGTGACCCACAAAAAAACGACGACGGGAAAAAGTTTGTATCCAACATAGGCCCTGCGATATCCGGCGACCCTCCTTATAGTCATGGAACCTTTTATTTGGAAGATTTCATTACTGTGAATATCCCTTTCGAGGATCCTCTGATTACGGAGGAACAGGGAGTTTCTGCGGCATCTGCTTGGTATTGTTATCTCCCATTAGAAGATGATTGTAAGTACAACAACGACACTGTGGAAAAACTAGCAGGGGATTTCTGTACACCACGGGCAGCCGATGTTAAAAACAACGAGAATGGGGTTTGTGTGTCTATATACAATGATATGTCTGATGACACACGGGACACCATAACCAACTTGTACTGTAACGCAAACCCCAAATCGACCGACTGCCAGTGCGAACAAAGAGGACGTTTTAAAACATTCCAGGACCTTATTAAGACGGGTGGCGCGGGGGACCACGACGCAGACGCTAATACCGCTTGTTGGTGGCGCCCTTGTAAGCTAGCGAATTCTTCGATGTTTGTTAGACAGGTGGACCTCCCCACACACTGCACTGCGACTTCTTGTATAAACGCATTCAATGTCAGCAATAGCGAGAACATCAGCCTTGACAACTACAAACAAATCGCGACATGTGGGGACAAAACAATTGTCCCGGGGGGTGGTACCACACCCACTCCCACACCTGGTGGAGGCGGGGTATCTGACAACACTGGGGGGGGGGTTGATTCGACAACAATGAAGGTATTGGGTGGGGTAATGGTGGCGTTATTGATTATTGCTATCGGCTTAGGGCTTTACTTTTTTTCTTCTGGTACTCGTAAAGACAAAGTGGTGGTTAAATCACCTTTACTCGAGAAAGGTCCAATAACAAAAAAAGTAGTCAAGCCAGTAGTGAAACCCAAGCCAGCCCCAAAGCCTGTGATCAAGCCAGTAGCCAAACCGGTGGTCAAGCCAGTAGCCAAGCCAGCCCCAAAGCCTGTGATCAACCCAGTAGCACCTAAGCCAGTGGTCAACCCAGTAGCGCCCAAGCCAGTAACGAATGTCACAGTCCCGCCTGCAGACGCTACAAAGCAAACGGTTGGATTACCAAAACCCAACCAGGTATAAACTCGCAAATACCCTCTCTACATATCTGCCAGTGTTCCTCTTGTTGGTAGGATTAGTGGCACGCGCACAAGGGGATGACAGGGCAAACATGCCGATATTCTTGTCACTCCTGCTCTTTTCGTTATACGAGTTTGTACCCCTCGGACTACACCCTATATCTGATACAAGCCTTGTAAGGACAAACGGTGTGTCCCCTGTAATAACAACAATCACCATACTATCATTCGTAGTATGCATGCTTTCCATGATCTACGCCTTATTACCCTCGAGCTATATAACTCTACTAGGAGACATCATAACCATGAGTGTTCTGATAGTGACAATGACGGTAATAACAGGTTATGTAAAAATGTAATTACAAAAAGTAAGGTTCATTTTATATCTATTCCATATCACACAGAAGAGTTGCTGTTGAAATGACAGAGAGGTTGACAAAAAATACAAACGTTCTGAGTTGGGATTGTGGGCTAAGCAATCTAGCATACTGTCTAGTTGAAGATGTAAACACTGCCGAAAACGAGGTTAAAATTCGTATGTGGGAAAACTTCTCTCTTAACACACTCAACATATCACAAGCAGTTGAAAACCTTGTGGCCGCACTAGATGAGAGACCATGGATGTTACACGTGGACCACGTCTGTATCGAATCACAACTCCAAGTAAACACCACAATGAAAGCCCTAAGTCATTGTATCCAGACCTATTTTGTAACAAAATCAAAGTCGATGGCGGTTAAAAAATCATCCGTCGCCACTCTAACCACCAGATCTGGACCACGCGTGCACTTTGTTGCTCCCCAGTCTAAGTTCAAGGTGTGTTCCGTACCCGAACCTGAAGCAGGCGGGCCTGGTCACAACCGGAATAAGAAGGTTGCCATTGCCATGGCGAAGAAGATGCTGACAAAGGAACGCGACCATACCTCGCTAACATACTTAAAAAGCCATAAGAAAATGGACGATCTGGCAGACAGTTTCCTACAAGGCACCTACTTCCTCCGAAGTCTGCGCAAGAAGAAACAGAACAATAGAACGATACAAAAACACCTTGGCGTGGTAAAAGAGATCGTGATTAGGGAGGAGAATGACGATAGTGCTAAGAACGAGTTATTTGTCTATAAATCCGACGGTTTCGTTGTCCCGACATTTGACATAGATTCGTCCAGTGTGAACAATTCTGTAAAATATTCAAAGTGTTCTAAGGACTAATAAAAAAATATAATCTCATTGTAACTAGAGTGTGTTTCAATGGCAAAGAAATCAAAGTCGCGTAAAAGTAGCAAACATACTACCCCCCATGACACTAAACATGAAATGAATGCTGATGTAATTGTGGCGAAACCTCATAGCGGGCTTTCAAGGGAAGTGCTGTTTGCCGCAATGATTATTTCCATCCTATCGATCGTATTTGGTGCTGGTATCGGTGCGTTTGGGTGGTTTGGTCTTGGCAAGAAAGGCACCACTCCCGGAAACACCCCAGGAAACACCCCAGGAAACACCCCAGGAAACACGGTAAAGAACCACTGCAAGGAATTCAACAATAAGAACGAATGTTCACAAAGTAACGCAATCGAAATGGGATGTTTATGGGACATGATGAGATCGTTATGCGTGAAGATAGACCCCGGTAATGCTGAAGGGTGTGCAGAGTATACGGATTCCACACAATGCGCGTCACAGGAAGCAAAGGGGATGTCGTGTGTCTGGGACAGTACAAAATGCAGAAAGGTCTCCGACGAAGACGAAGTAGATATCGGAGACGGAAGCACTTTGTGCGCCATATATTCATCAGAACAAGAGTGTGAAGGAACTCCTGCATTGGCTAAGGGGTGCATATGGAATAAGGTCACAGGAGTGTGCGCGAAGCTGGAAACCGACGACTCAAAGACGTGTAGTGGTTACCAAACCATTGACGAGTGTGGTTCAGAAGTTGCGACAGCAAATGGGTGTACGTGGGATATCGCGAACGAAATGTGCCGAAAATCGATCGATACTACAAAACCAGACCCTGGCACCACGGACCCTGGAACCACAGACCCCGGTACCACAACCCCTGGTAACACATACGGAACTGTACACCTTGACTGGGTAGGGTACACATTACTTGGAATATTGGTGGTTTCATCCGTCGGTGTTTTTGGGTACCACCACTACCGTATTGCGATGGACAAAAAGAAAGCAATGGCCGAAGGGTTGGAGAGTATCATTCGTGACACGGGCGAAGAAGAGCGCTCGTTAAGCAAATATGGCAAAAAAAAGTTTGCAAGGATGTGGCGCGAAGAAGTGAACCAATTCAGAAAAGAAATGGAGGATTTCCAAAAGGGTAAATTCGAGGAGGGGGGCGAAGAGATGATAGAGGAATTCAGAAATAAATTATTTGATCTGGAAAGTAAGGCTCCTGCAGTACACACGAAAAAAACAAAGGGGATCGTGGAAAAAGCACGGAAGCTGTTCGAAGATATTGAATTTGGTGCCGATCATTTCGAGGACGCACTTAGTGGCACATTTATAGGCGGTTTAAAGAGAACATCAAGCTTCAGAGCCTCTCATCCACTAGCCTCTCATACACTAGCCTACTAAAAACAGAATAAAACAAAATTTGTTCTAAAAATGATTTACAATGGTATACAAGTAAGACACACAACCATGCCCAAACAAGTTAACCTACTAGACACTCCAGTTGGCGGGGACGTACCGGCATTCCGGATCCCCAAATGGTTGAAACCTAACCAGATCAAAGAGCTTATTAATGGGTGTGTTTCGTCATCCGAAGAAGAGGAAAGCGAAGAGGACGAATGACTCTTATTAAAAAAACGTAAGGCGTAAACATATTTTCTATACATTATTTCTCCTCGTCTCTGGATTTGAGATTCATGAAGTCTTTCAGAGTACGTTTCTTCTTCTGAACCGTGGATGGTTCGCGTTGCAAACGAAGCTTCCGCTCGGACTGACTAATTTGCTCCTGTAGTGTTGGCAGACTGGCAAACTTCGTCTTCTGCATCTTGCTCGGCATGAGGTTAGAAAGATGGATAGGCCTGGACTGGTTGAAACGAGCGTTTACCACCCGCTGAACCTTGTCTTCGTCGCCATACTCGTATATAGTACTCTTAACACTCTGGATTTCCTCGATACCAGCAGACAATGGGATGAAGGGTAACATGATTTCCCTGTGACATATATTCGGGATTGAAAGCGTGTTTCTGAACATCTCAATTGTCATTACCCCCCCAAACTTCTCCAAGAGCAATGGCGAAGGGGCCGGTTCATAGAATTCCTTTTTGCCGAATGGTATTTTGTACACGGATTTAAGCATGTGCGATGCTACTGGTCTCAATCCCTTTTCCCCTGCCTTTGCTATCATGCACTGTGTGGAGCAGTACTGCCCCCCCACCCGAAACGCTTCCCTTGACTTCGAATAAGAAAACGGGAGTGGGATGGGGACGGTATCGAACTGTTCTGTACACCAAATACATGCCAGCTTCGTAGGAACAGAGTAAAACTCTTTCGCACCATGTGCAGAATCAGTAAAGAAGGGGAAGAAACGGGTCTGTTTCACATGTATATCCCTTACTATTTTGTGCCCCTCCTTGCTCTCACCCCCTTGTCTGTTTTCAAGGTCGTTTTCCTTGACAAGAATTGCCTCGGCACAGTATTCGGCCTTATCATTGAGCTTGAAGCGTTTCTTGGGGTTTGTTTTTCCGGGTGGTGTTGGCTCCTCTTCTTTTGCACACCAGGAAGCCTGCGCTAGCTTTTGGCTGCTCCTCTTCATGTTACCAATTTTCTTGGACTGTTCCAGCATCTTTTTGAAAATTTTAGACCGCACCATATCAGTACGGGGGTGGGAAGAAACAGGCTGGAGCGCGGAGGGGTCTACTTCCTCTTCGTCTGCTGGGTCGTCCACCTCGTGATCCATTTTGTTGTCTTCATCTTCGTCGTCGGTTTCAGCGCCAAAAAGCACATGGTCATCGTGGTTACCTTCCATCCCGGACATGGTTGTTTTAGTGATAACCAGTTAAGGTACTGCTGTCGTACTAACGGTACTACTGAAATTCGCTTGTTTGTCGAATACATTAAAATAAACATGTTTATTTTGCGGGCGCATAAAAATATAAATTGGTTGTGTAGATAACACTATGATCTGTACTGAGTTTGCAAAAGAGGAAGTTTTCCGCTTTTTGATAGTTTTCTGTGTTTTCACTCTAGAAGCACTCATTCACTACGCTATAGGTAAAACAGGGTGGTTTATACCGGTATTACCCCCACTAAAGGATTTCCTCAAGATAGTCTCCGTCGTAGCCTTTATGTCACTAGTGAGCACACTTATACAATGGTTTATACTAGACGACAAGGAGGAAGTCTAACCACATAATTAGAAAACAGTGA